TTAACAAGCGAATGGCAGCGTATGCAGCTAATAATCCTCAGTATGAGGCAGCTTTGAAGTTCGCTAATCCCAACGGATGGAATCAGGTGATCGATGAGGTCATTCTGGAATCAGACGTGGGACCGCAGCTAGACCACTACCTTCTTGAGAATCCCGAAGTAGCTGACGATCTCATGGGGAAGACTCCAAGACAGGCAGCAACAGCTCTAGGTCGAATAGAAGCTACATTATCGAATACTTCGGAACGGGCAGAACAACCAACGAAACAGATAACTAAGGCTCCGTTACCAATTTCTACGGCTACAGGATCAGGTGGAAATTCATCCAACGCTAAGCTGGCAAGCGCCGGAAGCATGGAGGATTACTACAATATTCATCAAGCCAATATGAAGGCGAGACGGGGCGCATAACCCGTAAAATACAGTGGCAACAAATACACTTCTAAATCCAACTATCATTACCCGCCAAGCATTGGTGGAACTTAAAAATCAGATGGTCCTCATGGACCGTGTTGATCGTCAGCTCGATACCGAGTTCGAAAACAAGATTGGCGATACCGTCAATGTTCGTCGTAGAGTTCGTTACCAAGCGATTGATGGACCTGACATCACCGGACAAATCCAAGATACCATTGAAGGCGCGATTCCAGTACAGCTTGATAAGTTCAAGACTGTTCCAATTGAGTTCAGCTCTAAGGATCTTACTTTGACTATCGAGGAATTCTCAGAGCGTTACATTCGCCCTGCGATGATCGAGCTTACTCAGCAAGTCGAGTCGGAGATTGCCGATCAGTACAAGAAGATCTTCTACTTCACCGGTACTCCTGGCACTGATCCTTCGTCCTTCTTGGACTTGGGAGCAGCTGGCACCAAGCTAGATAACGCAGGCGCTCCTATGGATAGCCGTAGCGGTTTCTACACTCCAAGCGCATCTTACGCTCTCGCAGACGGTCTTAAGGGAGTATTCCCGACTCAGATCGCAACTAGAGCTATCGAACGCGCGACGATTGGCCAGTACGCTAATATCGATGTTATGATGAGCCAGAGCTTGAAGACTCACACTGTGGGCGCTTTGAGCGGTACTCCTGTTATCAATGGCGCATCTCAGGATGTAACCTACTTGGCGACTAAGGATACGTACGAGCAAACTTTGAATGTCGATGGGTGGACTGCATCCGTTACTGACATCTTGCTTGAAGGCGACGTATTCAACATCGCTAACGTCTACAGCGTTAATCCTCGTACTCGCCAAACTACTGGCCAGCTACAGGACTTCGTTGTTCGCGCTGATGCGGCTTCTAATGGTTCAGGCGAAACTGCTTTGACTATAAGTCCTCCAATCATCACTGGCGGCGCTTATCAGACAGTTGACAGCGCTCCAGCAGATGGCGCGGCATTGACCATTCTTACCGGAGCAGCTGATTCTCAGCACCCGCAGAACTTGGTCTTCCATCCTAATGCGATTACGCTAGCGATGGCACAGCTCGAAATGCCTCAAGGCGGAGCTAAGTCTTCTCGCGAAACGATGGACGGAATTTCCGTTCGCTCGGTAACTCAGTACAACGTCCTAACGGATGTTAACGTTTACCGTTTTGATATACTCTTTGGGGTTGAAACCCAAAATCCTTACTTGGCCGTTCGTACGACCGGTTAAGCATAATCCTATCCTTCGGGCGGTCCCACGTGTTCAGGGGCCGCCCCTTTAATGAGCACAATTTATGTTAAGAAAAGACTACTTAGTACACTCGAAGCCAGTAACTCTCTCTGAGGCGATCGCCAACGAAGACGAAAAAGCGACATTCTGCTTATATCGTTATGGAGATTCCGGCATGACGACAACCATCACCAATGCTCTTAAGGCAAAGGGGATGCTCGATAGCGGCGACTATTACGACAATCCGACATGCGCGGAGAAGGCGTATAAGGATCAGCTTGAGGATGAGCTGGCGAAGGCTCGTGAGCTTAAGGCGCTACGCGAGGAGGCTGAGAAAGCAGTTGAGCAAAAAGCGGAAGTTCCAGAAGTGGAGCAATGTGAGATCTCGGTGCATCCATCACAGATGGACAAGAGGACTAAGGAGTACAAGGAATGGAAAGCTCAACAGGAGGCATCGAATAACTGATGCTAGGATTCAAGGACAGGGTAGGCTACCGTTCAATCGTTTACAAATACGTAGACGGAGAAGTTACGGATAAGGTGGTACATGCTGACGAAGTTGTGGATGCTAAGCTGAAAGGCTGGCATCTTTCGCCTTCTCAGGCTCACCCTGATCCTGATTACTGCGACAATCCTTGCTTTGTGGATATAAGCGATCAGATCAATGTCGATCGGGTTAGGATGCTCAATCTTCCGATGATTAAGAACAAGGATGCATTAGTTGAAACTTCCGAGCGCTGGCTAGACATTAAGATAAACCGGAAGCATAAGCTGAAGGACATTAAAAAGAGAATGGTCAAGACGGCCATGAAACTCGGAGTTTGGGAGGACGCAGATGGCAACAGCTAAAGACGCTATACAATCGGCAGCTCGTTTGATACGGGTTAAGACGGCAGGCATAGATTTGACCGATGAGGAGCTAGACGACGGCGTAGAGCTTCTCAACGATTTGATGTTCAAATGGGACAGCGACAACATCAGGATAGGCTTTACGGAGCTTACTAGTCCAGATGACGAGCTAACGGTTCCTAGATGGTCCTTATCGGCCATTAAGAGCAATCTATCGGCTAGGATGGCTCCTGAGTATGGAAAGGTTATAGGGATCGAGTTAGCAGCTCAGATCCAGAATGATTTCGTAACGCTAAGACAGCGCGTAACGGAAGCTTTTCAGACTTACTTTCCGGATACGTTGCCAGTTGGCAGCGGCAACCAGATTAACAATACGCGAAATCAGCCTAAGTTTTTCACAGATGAGAGCTGGGATGATCTTTACTACGCTAACGACTCCAATATGCAGGATGATCGGGAGCGACAATTAGAACAAAACAGAGACACGACTCAAAATGGGAGCTAAAGAATCCAGTCTAATCACACTATCTTCGCTTAAGGCCAGCGATAAGGTAAGAATCGTAACGTCAGACGGTCAGGAGAGCGCTCTTACAACTGTTACTACGCTTGCGGCAGCAATTAACCCTCTTATCACGGTAGCGGATAATCAGAACAATGTAAGGCTTATCGCAACTAACGGCAGCTTGCTATCGACAGACGAGTATCTCGAAGTCGATTGCACGGCAGCTGACAGGGCGATCTTGCTAATGGACCCGGCTGAGGTCTTCGATACTGAGAACAGCGTAGGACAGCGCTTCTACATCAAGGGCATGTTCTCCGGAGCGGTTAATCATCTTCAGATCACATCAGCAGGCGGCGAGAACATCGACAGCGATCCAACGCTAGACATTTATGGTCCGGATGACATCCAGATCGGTCTACAGTCGGTAGGAACAGCTTGGAGGCTCGTCCAGTAAATGCCTAAGATCACGCTGCCAGTCGGTATAGGATTCTATCAAAGCGCTAGTATTCCCCTAGCGGCTCAGCAGTGTGTAAACTACTACCCGCAAAACCCGCAGACTATCGGGAGTCTTTCCCGTGATGCTGTCTTCTTTACCCCTGGAATCGAGCAAGTAGCGACAGCAGGCAGAGGGCCAGCTAGGGGATTCAATCTCTTCGGAGGAAACATCTACTACGTTTCAGGGACTGAATTCTTCCGGATAGAGCAAGATTTCAGCGTTACTAATCTTGGGCTGATCTCAGGAAGCCCGAAGCGGTGCAGTTTGACAAATAACGGGGAGACGATAGCCATACAGGTTCCCGGTGGCGATGGGTACTTCTATGATGAGGTTAACGGCTTACAGCTTATTACTGATCCGGACTATCAAACTTTCCAAGCGCAGGAAGGCGGGGTTCAAGGTGTTGCGTTCAAGAACGGGTACTTTGTGTACACTACCCAATTTGAATTCTTCTTATCGTCATTGGTCACGGAGAACGGAGGTCGCAACTTTTCTGGAATCAACTTCGGAACGGCTGAGATCAAGCCTGATCCGAATGTCCGTCCTGCTAATATCAAAAATCAGCTGCATATCATCGGCACTGACACGATTGAGAAGTTTCAGGATACGGGAACGGGTCTACAACCGTTTCAGAGGATCGAGAATGCTACGCTGGATAAAGGGCTCTTAGCTCAATTCGCATTTACCGAGCACGATAACAGCTACGCCTTCTTAGGAGGTGGTACAGGCGAAGGAGCAAGCATCTGGAGAGGAGGGCCTGGAGCGGCTCAGAAGATCTCTACAAGCGCGATAGATGTGCTCATAAATGAGTATACCCTTGAGCAGCTAAGCGACGTAAACGCGATATCCTACAGCGAGGACGGATCTTTCTTTTTAGGATTTAAGCTACCGAATGAGGATATTGTTTATGATTCGACAGCTTCGGCTATCCAAGGAAGGCCGGTCTGGCATCTGAGACAGACTAATGGCAGTGGCTGGAGGGTAGCCGATGTTGCGGATGTATTCGGCAAGAATATCGTCATGGATACCATTGATGGCCGCATAGGGGTCATGAGTCGCCAGTTCAATACGGAGTACGGCGAGACGGTTAAGCGTAGAGCAACAGGGGCTTTCGTCTCTGAAAAGGGAACTCCGATGTTTATAAGCGATGTAGAGCTTAAGTGCGAAAACGGTACGGGGGGAGAGATTTCCTTGGATCTTTCGACAGACGGAGGGAGGACATTCAAAAGCTTAGGCTCTAAGAGCTTAGGAGAGGTTGGAGATTACACGGCTCGCCAGAAGTGGTCGCGCTTGGGAGATGTTCCTTACGACGTCGTTTTCGGATTCGAGACAGAAGGCGCGTTTAACAGCAATGTGTTAGAGATGGTCGTTAATCTGGAAGGAGGGCGACAGTAGTGGCTTCTCCAAGGTCATTTATTCCCTCTGAGGATCATCCGATCCTTACGCCAGATCAGAGGACTGCCGACTTCCAATGGTGGAATTTCTGGCAGCGACTAGCCGATTCGCTTAACACGAACGACGACGGCAACGAAGAGATCATAGATACGGTCTATGGTCCTGTTATGGGCTCTCTAGGTCAGCTCAGCGCTAGGATCTATGAGCAAGGGTCGGACATTGAATGTCTGATGGCTCAGATCGCTCAGGACGAGGCGATGGCTTCTCAGCTACGTTCGGTTGTAGAAGGATGCAAAGGCATTATAGAGGACAATACGGCGATTTCTATGGAGCTTTTAGGGATCGTTCTCAGACAGAATGCTCAGATAGCTGAAATCACCAAGCCAAGGCCCATTCGCTTTGAGAGTTCTGACTACGATCTACTTGATGACGATTCTGGAGCAGTCGCAGATTCTTCAGGGGGCGTGATTGATATTGCTTTGCCTAATCCTGTCAACAATGTGGACAAAGACTACTTTATACAGAATATTGGAGGAGGGGCAGGCAACACGGTTACGGTTAAGCCTTTCGCATCTGAGCTACTAGCGGGACAAGCGAATTATCCTATCATCGCAAGTCCTGCTCCATATCCTACAACAGTATTTAAATCAGACGGAACAAACTGGATAATAGTATGAGCGGAGGAGGACTTAATTCGGCAAGAGACTACGGAGCGGATGTTGGCTACAATGTGGCTCTGGAACTTCAGACTAAATCGCTTATAACGGTAGGGCCAGCCTTTGATGCTTCGATCAGAGGAGAGGTCTTCTTTTTAACTGATGTGATAACTTTAGGGTCTGGAGGAGATGTGGAATTCGTCTTTAATGTTCCGGCGAGCGATCTAGTCCTTATGACTGCATCTATCTCATCGGGAGGAGAGGCGACTATTGAGCTTTTCGAAGGACCGACAGGCGTGAGCGGAGGCACTACAAGGACATCCTTTAATTTCAATAGGAACATAGCTACAGCGGCAGATATGACGATTTTGGAGAATCCGACTATTAGCGCTGCAGGAACGAAGCTAAGCGAAACCCAGATAGGCCAAGCAGGACAAGGTAGCTCCAGCATAGGAGGAGAGACTGGAGGCGGTCTTATTCTCAAAAGCAGCGAAGCATATCTATTGGCGATTACTTCCTTAGCAGCAGGCAACAATATCAGCTACGATTTCGTTTGGACGGAGTACACGGCAAGAACTTAACAATCATGAAGAGAGGGATCTTACATGGCTAATCAATACAAAGATTATGAGGATCAAGACTTCACGGCTGGAGACAGTCCGTTAATTATCGACATAGAGGCCGATACAGGAATCGGGGAACAATCAACGCTACTTATCAACGATGGACCTGGCGACATCTTAATAGCAGCATCATATGACTCAGGCGCTACCTTTGGCGATGACTTTAAGGTAAAGGCGAAAGAGAGCTACACGGGAATCTTTCAAGGAGTAAATCAAGTAAGAATTACGCACACAGGAGTTGATACTGCTTTAAGGTATGAAGCCAACGCTAACCGTAACCCAATATTCGTCGATAGCGATAAGGCCAATGAGCCTTATAATACGGTAAATCATACAGAAGTTACGTTGAATTCTGCTACGTACACAGATTTACTTACTACTAACAAGGACCGTATTTCTTATGTCATAGATAACGACAATGCGCAGGATGTTATCTGTAAGGAGAAAAGCGCGGGAGATCCTGACAACACGACTGTCTTAGGCTTTACGGTCTTTCGCAGGTCTGTTTATGAGTCTCAAGCCGGAGAGCATCCTATTGGCTCTGTAAGCGGCATCGCAACAAGCGGAACGCCGACAGTTAAGATAACCGAAAGGATTAGACTGTAATGCCCGGAAGAAGCGCTCCCTATTTTGTGGATAAGCAATGCGTACCATTGGAATTCGATCCAGAGGAAACGACTAGCTCTACAAGCTTTGTGGATATCCCCGGAGCGGTTCTCACGACGAACGACTTGGGCGAGGATGGCTTTTACAATATCTGGTTCTCCATCCTTGTATCGGCATCGCTAAACAATACGGAGATTGCTTTCAGATCGATGGTAAATGGCGTTCCCACTTCTACAGACGGCAGGGGCATCAATATCAAAACCAAGGATCTTGAGGTTGGCTACACGCTTATGACATGCGCGACGATACCAGCTGGTAGCACCATACAAGCTCAATGGAAGACTGATCAAGGAACGGCTACTTTAGATCATTTAGACATAATTTTCGAGGGGGCAGCGGTAAGTCGCGTCCTGACCTAAAACTTGCAAAATCCACACTAACACGTAATTAGACATAATATGGCGGCAACCCCAGCACAGACAATTTTACAAGGCGAATTGGTTCCAGCTACCTTAACGGAGCTTTACGAGGTTCCGACGAGCCTTAGCCGGGTGATGATAACCAATATCTACGCCACCAACTACAGCGCGGGTTTGGAGAACATCACTATCCAGATCGTTCCAGCGGCAGGCTCTACGGGAGACAGATATATCGTTATCAATGCTCAGGACATCGAAGCTAACAGCGATGGTCAGCTAATGACTCCGCTAATAGGGCAGACGCTTAACGTAGGCGATAAGATCTACGCGATAGCATCTACGGTAACAACGTTAACACTAAGCGCGATGGGAACCTTCTTCAGCACATGAGCGAAGCGATAGAAGAGCTAGAGGAACTAGAACAGGCGGTTGATTTCGTTACGAGTCCTACCGATAAGCTGGAAGAGATGATCTTGGCTAACGGCTTCGAGAATCTGCCTCCTACGAATTTCTTCTCTGATGGAATTTACATTCGGTCGGTTACGATGCTTGCGAAAAACCCGCTTGTTTTGGGTCATAAGCATAATACTCGTCATTTTAACATCGTGTTAACAGGCAGCGCATTGGTGGCGATCGAAGGAGAGGTTTTTCATGTGAAAGCTCCTGTGATGTTCGAAAGTAAAGAAGGTGTTCGCAAATCGCTCTACATCCTGGAGGACATGACCTGGTTAACAGTACACCCAAATCCAGAAGGAGAGCAGGACAACGGAAAGCTTGAAGAGATATTCGTAACTAAGAGCGATGCGTTTAACGAGCATCAGAACGAGCTTGAGGTATTCAAGGAAGCATTAAATCAGATAGGTCAGGAGGAAAAGAAATGAGTTTTGGATTCATAGCAGTAGGACTTGGGGCATCGGCGGCTACTGGAGTTGCCATTGGAGCAGCAACGCTTGGAACGGCGGCAACGATAAGCGAATCGAAGAAAGCCCGAAAGTCTCAGGAAGCCCAAGCGGAACGGGCAATTGCTTTTCAGGAGGAGGCGCAAGAGGAAGCTCAAGATCAATTCGCTCCATTTATCCAAGCAAGCAGAGGATCTCTTAGGGAACAGCAAGCTTTAACAGGTCTTCTAGGTCCAGAGGCGCAGAGGGAAGCAGAAGCCCGGCTGGAGTCTCCTACGACGCGAACGCTTAGAGAACAGGGCTTTCGAGGGCTAGACCAAAGGCTTGCGGCTACAGGTCGCTTAGGAGGCTCTGAGCGTATCAATAGATTCTTGGAGCTTAGCAACGCGATAGATCAGCAAGTAAGAGGTCAGCGCTTCAACGAGCTAGGAGCTATCACAGGCTTAGGTTTTGGAGGTGCTCAAGGCTTGTCTGGCATAGGCGCTCAAACAGCAGCTGGACAAGCGGGAACCGCAAGAGGGATAGGACAAGCTCAAGCGGCTGATTCGGCTAATCGAGAAGCGGCATTTAGATCAGGAATCTCTGATTTGGCAGGAATCGGACTTAACAGCTTCGGCGGGTCATTTGGATCTCCAAAAACCGAAGAGACAAACATTTTAGCAGGAGTAAATTTAAATGGCTAGAGGATCGATAATTAGAGACGCTGTATCGACAGCGCAAGCGCTAGGAGGTCTTAGAGAGGCTCAACAAACTGCTCCATTACGTCAACGAGCGGCTCAATT